CACATCCCACTACCGCACTTTCATGTGAGCGGGTCGGCCAATCCATTAGATTGGTTGAGTCAAGGTGTTCCAAGTATTGGAATTGAATGGTATGCCAAAGGTGGTATCATGACAAAACCAACCATCTTTGGAATGAATGGAAATAACATGATGGTTGGCGGTGAAGCTGGTAATGAAGCAGTGTTACCACTCAATGACAAAACACTTGGTGCTATCGGTCGAGGCATTGCTCAGACAATGGGTGGAACTTCACCGACCATCAACATTACAATTACTGGCAACACTGTTAGAGAAGAAGCTGACATCATTCGGATTGCTGATGAGGTGGCTCAGCGTATTGCTGACGAATTGCAACGTAAAACACAATTGAGAGGAGGGTTTGCATGATAAAGCATAATGAGCTTGTGATTGACGGTGTGAGAACATCGTCTTTTCCTTTTAAGGTCATTGTCCATGATTCTCCCTCAATTTCTCTGGGAGAGAGTAAGACAGCCCTTTTGGAGCATGGTGGTATCAGTGGAGCAATTGTTCAGACGAACAAGCATAGGGAACTAGTCAAGAAAACTTATACGATTTACTTGGTCAAACCTACTGAAGAACAGATGAATCAATTTATGAGTCTGTTTATTCGTGAGAAGTTCTGGCTAGAGAGTGAGCGAGTCAAAACAACTCGTCTTTGGTGCTATAAGGTCAATGTGAGTGACCTTGAAGAAGTGCAACCTGGTCTTTATATGACTAAAGCAACCTTCACTTGTCATCCTACCAAATACTTTAAAGACACCGACACACAGAGATTGACAAGAAGTGGGACTTTGACCGTTCAAGGTTCTGCTCTTGCATTTCCTAAAATCACAATCGTTGGTCAGAGCGCTGTTGAGACTTCGTTTACAATCGCTGGTCAGGTCATCCGTCTTGAACGACTCACTGAGTCGCTTGTGATGGTCAATAATCCTGACAATCCAAGTTTTAAAACAACAACAGGGAAGCCAGTGAAATGGTCAGGGGATTTTATCACAGTTGATCCAGCGAAAGTGAAGAATGTTGGGGTTGTTTTGGGACCAGGTATTCAATCGCTTGAAATCGAAACGGTTTGGGGGTGGGCATAATTGCTTTATTTACTTGATAAAGATGTGAGAACCGTTCGGTGGAACGGGGAGCCACTTCATGAAGCGACTTCGGCGATTGTTAAAGAGACCATGAATGGGGATTTCACCCTAACTGTGAAATATCCTATTTCTGATTCTGGTATTTATCAGCTCATCCAAGAAGATATGCTGATAAAGGCGCCGACTCCTGTTCTTGGTGCGCAGTTATTTCGCATTAAGAAACCTGTTGAGAACAATGACCATTTGGAAATTACAGCCTATCACATTTCCGACGACGTGATGCAACGGTCTATCACACCAGTGAGCGTGGCTAGTCAGAGCTGTGGCATGGCTCTTTCTCGCATGGTTCAAAACACAAAAACTGCTTTGGGGGATTTTTCTTTCAATAGCGATATCCAGGATCGTAGGACCTTCAATACGACTGAAACAGAAACTCTATACTCTGTATTGCTGGACGGTAAGCACAGCATTGTTGGTACATGGGAAGGCGAGCTGGTGCGTGACAATTTCGCTCTGACAGTGAAGAAGAGTCGTGGGGAGAATCGTGGTGTTGTTATTACAACGCATAAGAATCTGAAGGACTATCAACGTACAAGGAATAGTCAGAATGTTGTCACAAGAATCCATGCCAAATCGACGTTTAAGCCTGAAGGTGCTGAAAAGGAAACGACTATCAGAGTGACTGTTGATAGTCCTCTTATTAATTCCTATCCTTACATAAACGAAAAAGAGTATGAGAATAACAATGCAAAATCCGTTGAAGAGCTGCAGAAGTGGGCACAGGCTAAGTTCTCAAATGAGGGCATTGACAAGGTCTCTGACGCTATCAAGATTGAAGCTTATGAACTTGATGGCCAAGTAGTTCACATGGGTGATACGGTCAATCTCAAGAGCTGGAAACACAATGTCGATGCATTCAAGAAAGCTATTGCTTATGAGTTCGACGCTTTGAAGGAAGAATATATCTCTCTGACTTTTGATGATAAGGCAGGAACTGGTGGTTCTAGAGCTTCTGGTGGCTTATCTAGCGCAGCTGATGCAATCCTTGGTGTGACAGGAACCGCACAAGAAATTGCCCTTGAAAAGGCTCTTCAAAATGCTGACTTAGACTTTGATCATCAAGCTGGATTGCTTAGACAGGAAATTTTGGACGGTATCGAACTTGCTAGGGCTAAAGCTGAAGAAGTTAAAAGAGAACTCTCTGATACTATTAATCAGCGATTCGACAACTTTGACAACGCTTCGATACAAGAAGCCAAGCGCAGGGCTGAAGAAGCCTTGAGAAGTGCTGGTGCAAGCAGTTCACTTGCTCAGGAAGCCAAGCGAATTGGTGAGCGAGCAAGAGCAGACATTACCAATCTACAAGCATCATCTCAAAATGCTCTCAGCCAGATTGAAAGTTTTAAAAATCAGTATGGTACGAAGCTGAACGAGGTTAAAAGCACTGCAGACGGTCTATTTACTAAAATGGGCGCGGTTGAGACCTATATCAACAAGGACGGTCAGCGACAAGAGAGATTGCAGCGTTATGCTCGAGACGAGAGCGCTCGTCAAGTCAGCGCAATTCGTGAGCAGATATCCAGAGACTATGTTGAGAAATCAGCTTATCAAGAGGATGTAAGAGGTCTTGAACGTCGGTTTAGTGCGATAAGCACACAGACGAACAACGACATCGCTTCAAAGATTGCTCAGTACAAGCAGACGGTAGACGGTCAATTCGCAAGTATCACATCGCAAATGGCTGGCAAGGTCAATCAGACAGACTTCCAGCGAGTCAGAGAGACAAGCAAGTTATATGAGCGAATCCTTGGCAGTACAGACAATGTGATTGCGAATAATGTCGCTCGCATGGCTATGACAAGCCAGCTATTCCAGGTTGAAGTCGCTAAAAGTCTTGGAAGCGACAATAACTTAATCGTCCGCTCGAAGTCGATGGACAGGCATACGCTAGTCAACGAAGGCAATACTAAGCGAGTATTTGTGAATAACGGTATATTTACAATTCGATGCACTGGTAATTCAGGGTATACCTTCGCAGGATTCACACTACCACTCTACATCGATAGAATGGTCAGAGGCGAGACATACACACTTAATTTCAAGTACCGCATTATGGGACGATTAGACCATAATTTCGTGGTTGCTGCTAAAAATCACGGAACGAATGAAGCGGCTATTGCTTCAGATGTGGCCACAAGCTCAACTACAGTTTCAAGCGATTGGAAAGAGTTCACAGAAACATATACCATCAGCAGAGATTTTGAATTTGGGAATAGCGAACTTTATCCACTTTATTTCTACTTAGCCAAAAACGGTTGGATTGAGATCAAAGAGGTTATGCTCGTTCGTGCTAATCAGACGAACGGATATAAAGCTAGTCAACTAGATGACATGTCTGAAGCTGTTCGCACGGTTCAAAGTCAGTTAGCTGGCTCGTGGTCGGTTCAGAATCTGACCAGCGCTGGTTCGATCGTTTCTCAAATCAATGCGACTAACAATCAAATCTTGATTGAGGCCGAGAAGATTCGTTTGAAAGGTAAGACCTTGCTCGATGAATTGACTGCAATTAATGGCTATTTCAAGCGTATTTTTGTCGGCGAGGGTGCATTTGCTAAGCTGAACGCTGAGATTATCGGTTCAAAGACTATCACAGCTGATAAGCTCATTATGGACCAAGCAATGGCTCGGATGTTCGTATCAAGCAATATATTTACGGACATGCTTGCGGCTAAAGAGGCTTTCATCAACAAGCTTCGGTCTGTTGTGGTTACTGCTACCTTGCTTGAAGGTTACAAGGGTAAAATCGGAGGATTCCAAATTGGCACACATGATAACGACTCAAGTTCATTCTGGTTGACTGGGTTAGACCAATTTAAGGTCGGTATGAGTAATGGTAGAGGTCGACAGTTCCAGACAGCGTTTTGGGCGAATTGGGGAAACAGTTGGGGCAAGCCAGGGCCTTTATCTTGGTACGTCACTCTTGAAGGTAAAATGTTCTGCAGAAACGATGCGGCATTTCATAAAGTGGTTGACTTCTCAAACACAAGCATAATCAATTTTTATGGCTCAAATAATTTTCACAAAAATATTGAAATGGTTGGTGGTACTGAAATTTATGGAACCGGTCGAAGTCCTCGCGAGAATGGCAAGAATGCAGTTATTTGGTGGAGCCAAGTCGGGGACGGGACGGTGAAATACCACATCGATAAGGCCTCCGACAGACGATTGAAAGAAAATATCACAGAGACAAGTATAAAAGCCTTGGACAAAATCAATCAATTGGTTATGGTCGCATTTGATTTCATTGATAGTAAAAAGCATGAGGAAATTGGTTTAATCGCTCAAGATGTTGAAGCCGTAATACCTCAAGCAATTTCACAAAATCCTGAGAACCTAGATGGCTATCTGCATATCGACTATACCGCGTTAGTGCCTTATCTAATTAAGGGTATTCAAGAACTCAATCAAAAAATAGAAAAAATGGAGAAATCAGCATGAACGAACAAGACAAACAAATCAGTACACTAACAATTAAATCACTAAGTGAGAGAGTCAGTAATGAAGCTACTCAATCAGCTACTCTAGAGGCTCTCTACACAGTTACTGCAATGGAACTTGAGCAGATGAAACGAATCATCGAGTCAGACGAAGAGCTCAAAGCAAAATTTGAAGAAGTGAAAGGAAAAATGACAAATGGCAATTAACAATTATGAACTAGCAAGCAAGCCTTATACACGAGGTTTGGGCGACAATATCAAGACAGTGGTTGAAATCCGTCTGTCAGAAGGCAATCGGTACAGTACAAACATGCGTGAGCTAACAGGAGACCGAACAGATGAGCAAGAGGATGTCTTGATTCAAGCAGTGTTGGATATCCTGAAGGCTGAATTAGATCCAGGCGCAGCAATCGTGCAAGCGCAAGCTAAGCTTGAACAAGCTGAGCAGCAGATTGCACAAAACAAGAGTGAGCAGGACAAGCTTGCAGCTCTTATTAAGCAGACTGAAGAAAATTCGAAGGTAAATCAGAAGGTCATACATGTTCTTGTGTTGAACTCTGTCATGAGCAAGAATATTGGTTATGGAACGACCTACAAAGAGATAGTTGAGTTGATTCCACTAGCTGAAGTTGGTAAGACTTACTTACCACATGACTTGATTACCATTGAAGACCCTGAACACGTAGAGGTCAATGGTGAAGGGAAGCGCATCTTGGTTCAACTTAACAAGGAATTTACCTATAATGGTGAGCCTGTCAGCGCATTTGTGACAAATGGTACTTTGGAACAAAACGGAACGGGTGTCGCTTGGAAATTTGAAGGGAAAGAGTAGGAGGTGTGTATGCCAGGATATGAACGATTTCTCGTACAGATCTTCATCACCCTCATTCCTGTGATTGGTCTTTATTTTTCGATGAAAGATAAAGCAACCAAACAAGAGAATCGTCTTACGATTTTAGAGAAAGATATCGAAAATCTGAACGAATTCAAGACATCAGCCAACAAGCGGCTCGATAACCACGATGAACAAAACAAGGCTATCTTAGTACTAGCTGAGCAAGTAAAATCACTTGGTGAAGACGTAAGAGAGCTTAAAAATTTAATTCAAAATAAACAATAAAAGGAGAAATGCACATGATTAACTGGAAATTACGTTTGCAAAATAAAGCAACACTTATTGCTCTTTTAGGGGCAATCTTCTTGATGTCTCAACAATTCGGTCTTGAAATTCCAAAAAATATCCAAGACGGTGTGAACACATTCGTTTACATCCTGGTATTGATTGGTGTCGTGAATGACCCAACAACTGCAGGAATTTCTGATAGCAAAAGAGCGCTCGAATACTACGAGCCAAGCGAAGATTAGGAGAAAAAAATGAAGAAAAACGACTTATTCATCGACGTATCTAGTCACAATGGATACGATATTACAGGTATTTTGGCTGACATGGGTACACAGAATACTATTATCAAAATTTCTGAAAGCACAAGCTATATCAACCCTTGCCTGTCCGCTCAAGTTGAGCAATCCACACCAGTTGGTTTCTATCATTTTGCTTGGTTTGGCGGTGATATTGAAGAAGCTGAGCGAGAGGCACGCTACTTCCTTGATAATGTGCCTCAAAAAGTAAAATACTTGTGTCTTGATTACGAAGATCACGCTAGTGGAGATAAACAGGCAAATACAGATTCATGTATTCGCTTCATGGAAATCATCAAAGAAAATGGCTATGAGCCAATCTATTACAGCTACAAGCCATTCACGCTCAATAATATCTATTATGAGCAGATTCTTGAGAAATTCCCAAACAGTCTTTGGATTGCCGGCTATGGGTTAAACGACGGGAATGCTGATTTTGAATATTTCCCATCCATGGACGGGATCCGCTGGTGGCAATACTCTTCAAATCCGTATGACAAGAACATTGTTTTACTAGATGATGAAGAAGCTAAGCCTGAATGGAAACAAAACGACACAGGCTACTGGTATGTTCGAGAAGACGGCTCTTATCCAAAAGAGAAGTTTGAGAAAATTAACGGTACTTGGTATTATTTTGACGGATCTGGCTACATGTTAGCAGAACGTTGGAAAAAGCACACAGACGGTCATTGGTATTGGTTTGATAAATCAGGTGCCATGGCAACAGGTTGGAAGAAAATCGCTGAAAGCTGGTACTATTTCGATGTAGAAGGTGCTATGAAGACTGGTTGGGTTAAGTATAAAGATGCTTGGTACTACCTCGATAGCAAGGACGGCAACATGGTATCTAATGCCTTTATCCAGTCTGCAGACAAGAAAGGCTGGTACTATGTCAAAGAAGATGGCAGTCTAGCAGACAAGCCAGAGTTTACAGTCGAGCCAGAAGGCTTGATAACAGTTAAATAAAACGAAAGGAAACTTTCTAAAATGTTCTTTCACCGCAGGCAATAGCTTGCGGTTTTTTGTTTGCAATAAAAAAAGCAGTGACCGAAATCACTGCTTATCAGCTATAGCAAATTCATAGAGCTTTTCTGCTGTTAGAAGCGCCATTTTGTCCATGCTTGTTTTTCCTTTTCTGAGGTCAGAAACAGTAGTCCAAGGAACTCCAGCGCCTTGCGAAATA